AAATCTGAGTTTTGGCATTGTAAGATGCAAGGCAATTACATTGGTGTGATTATTGTTCAGGAAAGCGTATTGCTCGGCGGCTTCTATCTGAACGGCTTCTTTGAGAAAAACGGGCTTGCTGGTGATTTAATTTGTGTTGATGGTGCCAGTGTGTTCATGAAAGACAACGCTTCCGCGATTGCAGGGCTTGGCCGGCCAACAGTTAGCATGAATGCAACGGGCTGGTGCAATCTAAGTGTCCGAGGAAATGAAGGCGGTCTCACCCTTAAAGATTGTAATAACGTCCTTGATGAAGTAACCGTTGAAGTGGCTGAAGGTGCACTCACATTTGACTCATCGAATACCACCACCGTGGCTAACTCCATGATTGCCAGAGGCATGTGTAAATTTGTAAACGAAGTACCAACTGCTGGTGTTGTCATTGATGAAACAGGTTATCCAGCCAATATTAATATTGCTGACAGCATATTAAGAAATAAAACTGAAACTAACCCAGTGACTGGAATAATGACGGTGTTTGCCAGAGATAATGTAACGCCACTATTCACCGCTAATATCTGGGAAAATATCGCAGCAACAGACCCATATGCTGGAAATGCAGTTAATCGTCGAGACCGATTAGAATGACATTATGCACACGAGGTTTAGGTTCATCGAATAACATTTGCTTATTTGGCCTTGGCTCGTATGGCGCTTATGTGATTACAGATGGTGGCCGTGACACAGGTTCGGGTGGTTCGGTCCCACAATATCAGATTGCTCCACGTAAAATATTTCTGAAAATTGATGACCAAGAACCGTCATTAAGGCTCTCAGATATCACGCCAGAGCAAATCAGGGAAACTCTTAGCGAGGCAACCGAGGTGACGCTTGACGGTGAGACTTACGAGGTTTCCGGTCTCCCAATGCCGACACCGAAGCAGGCGCTCGAAATGCTGCCCCCAGATGACCTGATAAAGAAAATCGAGGCTGTGAAACGTGAGCTTGGTGTATCGGAGAAAAAAGCAGTTGTCGCGCTTAAGTTGAGGGCCAAAAAAGAATTATCAGCAGCAAAATTAATTAAAGAAAAACTGGTAGAGCATGATGAAGCTCTGGCATTAATTATTATATTTTCGGAGGTCTGATGTTAAATCCAGATGAGAGAGAAAGAAGCGCTATACATATGATTGCCTGTTCGACAGAAGGCAAGGAATTCATTGGTTATTTGGAGAAATGCCTTAAGGATGAAGACTCCAGTAATCGGCAGAAAGAAGACATTCAAATGTACCGTGGGCAAGGCGCAGCAATTCTTCTTGAAGAGCTGATAAAGCTTGTCAAATAACAGGTTACACACTACAATCAACATAAGTTTATTTTATACGTCGATGAATCCTATTTATAGCTTATCGGCATATCGCGAATCCCTGAAGTGAAGGCGTGAGCCCCAGCACTGATGGCCTGCAAAGAGAGAGAAATAGATATGGCACAAGTAAGGCAACCAAAAGGCATTAAAAAGCAAGCAGCTGAAGCGAAAAAACTTCAGGAAGAACTGATAAAGAATCCGGCAGATGATGTCGCCCTTGATGCAGTTCAGGAACCAAACCCCGCAGATGATGCGGAACTCGCTGCTAAGGCAGATGAGGACAAGAATTTAGACCAACCTGATAAAGACGCCAAAAGTGAGGAGCTTGCGGCAAAACCTGAGACAGATTGGGAAAAGCGATTTAACGGGCTTAAAGCTAGTTATGACCGCGAGGTTCCGAAATTACGTGGCGAATTGGATACTGCACACACTGCCGTCGATGAAGTAAATTCTAAGATGGCCGCTCTGCAGGAGAAGATTGAGCAACTGGAGTCAAAACCAGAAGTCACGGCACCAGCACCAGTCGTGTTCACTGACGAAGAGCGTGAACAGTATGGCGATGGTTACATTAATATGATGGAGAAAGTTGCGGAGCAATCCAACACTGAACTCGTTAAAACATTAATGGATGTTCAAGCAGAGCTTGCTAGTTTAAAGCAGGGCCAGAAACAAGTTAAGGAGCATGCGGTCGTAAGCGACGAGCAGCGTTTCTTTAGCGGTATGAATGAAAGAGTTGGGAGTGATTGGGAAAAAACCAATACCAACCCCGAGTTCTTAAAGTTTCTGGACGAAGAAGTTCCTTACAGCGGGAAAACCAGATTGGATTTTCTCAGAGAAGCGCGGAAGAATTTAGACCTTGAACAAGTGTCTGGTATTTTTAACGACTTCAAAGCCACATCGACAAATGGTGAGTCTCAAGATGACGTGCCGTCGATACCAGAGGAATTAATTTCTCCGAATAGCAAGGGTGGTGGTAAGCCTCCAGCTCCGGAGTTAAGGGTGTATACATCTCAGGAAGTAACTGATTTTTACACTGACAAAACCAAAGGTCGATATAAAGGCAAAGAAGAAGAGGCTCGAGCAATTGAAAAAGACATTATTGCTGCGGGGCAACAAGGCCGTATCGTGACCAAAAGAGGGCACGTTAGCGCATAAGTCAGTAATGTCGCGATAGATAAGGAGCCTCAAAATGGCTGGTTTAACTCGTGATACAGGCTACACAGATATAAGCTCGACTAGTTCGGGTAAGTTCATTCCACAGATTTGGAGTGGCAAATTAGTAGAGAAATTCTACGACGCAACAGTTTTCGGTGAGATTGCATCAACTGATTACGAAGGCGAAATCAAAGCAATGGGTGATACAGTTGAAATCCGTACCACTCCAACATTAACAATCAACGACTACAAAATTGGTCAATCGTTAAACTACGAACAACCAACAAGTCCTGCCGTAGAACTTTCTATCGACAAAGGTAAATACTTTGCGTTCTCAGTAGATGATGTTGATGAGTACCAAGCAGACATCGATATTATGGATGACTGGGCTGGCGATGGTGGTGAACAGATGAAGATTGCTGTTGACACTGATTTACTGGCTAACATCTATGCAGACATCGATGCACAAAATGCTGGTATTGCAGCTGGTCGTAAATCAAGTTCTTACAACTTAGGTGACACTGGTGCACCGGTTGCATTAACTAAAGCAAATATTCTCGATTACATTGTGGACCTTGGTTCAGTAATGGATGAACAGAATATTCCGGAATCCGGTCGTTGGTTAGTATTACCAGCATGGGCTTGCGGTTTAATTAAGAAGTCTGACTTAAAAGACGCAAGTCTTGCGGGTGACGGCACTTCAATTATGCGTAACGGTCGTGTCGGTATGATTGACCGCTTCATGATTTACATGAGCAACAATATCGATGTAACGATTGATGGTTCTGATAATGTTTATAACATTGTCGCTGGTCACAAAGCTGGTTTAACTTTCGCAGCTCAAATGACTAAAATGGAAACATTGCCTAACCCAAATTCATTTGGCCAATTGATTCGTGGCTTAAATGTTTACGGTTACAAGGTAATCGAAGGCAACTATCTCGTTCACTTGTACGCTAAACGCGGATAAGCTTGAGTAGTTAAATAGAGAATCCCCGTCAGTCTGGGGGTTCTTTATTTTAATTAAGAGAGGAGAAGCACCATGGGATTACGCGATGAAGATGTAAAATACGAAGAAGGTAAAGCGCCAGCGCATGTTAAAAATGAAGCTGGTCGTGTGTTTATTGCAACACCGGTACTATTGGCTCGCAAAGATATGACGCCTGTGTATGACTACAAACCACCCGTAGCCAGTAAATCCCCAGCTGAAAATCCAGTTGGAAAAGAATTTAAACTTGGCAAAGCAACGAAGCAACAAATTGTAACTAAAGCTCAGGAAGATTTTAATGCTGAGCTTTCCATGGATTCAACAGCAAAAGAGCTGCGAGCACAATTCAAGGAATTAATGGATGCAAGCGATAACGATAGTTAACAACGTAGCAGAAGAACTAAGTGATGCAACTTTCATCACTTGGACAAAAGACGAGTTAACCGATTTCCTTAATTCGGCACAGCGTCAGACCGCGTTAATCCGGCCTGACGTTAGTTCATCCGTAGAAAATATCACGCTGGTTTCCGGCACAAAACAATCTATCCCAGCAACAGCATTAAGGCTCCTCGATATTGTTCGCAATATGGGTGCTGACGGCAATACAGCTGGGAAACCTATTTGGCCTATACCAGAAAAAACACTGAACTCATATCGCCCAACATGGCATAGCGAGACAGGTAAAACAGTCATAAAGAATTTTATTTATGATGAAAAAACACCAAATACATTTTATGTCTACCCCCCAGCCCACGCCACAACTACTGTAATTGTTGAAGCAAAAGTTTCCACATCACCAGCAGATATAACTGATGTTGATAATGATGCGATTTCAATCGATGATATTTATGAAGGACCACTTCGTCATTGGATGATGTACCTTGCTTACAGTAAAGAAACAGATTCGACCGAGAGTCGAGACTTAGCAAGGCAACAACAAGCGTCGTTCTACAAATCATTAACCGGAAAAACTCAGGTTGATATTGCTTTATCACCAAGCAAGGAGACTCCAGTTAAATGACCGACATGACAACATACGACTCTTACCTCTATGATGTTTTGTCTGAGGTTGATGGCTGCCCACCAATTATTGCTGAAACAGAAATAAGAAACACAATGATTGATTTTTGTAAGGTGACGCTCGCATGGAAGGCAGAGGTTGACCCAATTAGTGTTATTGCCGGAACAGCTAAATATGAATTGGATGTGGCTGAAGGTATTCCTTCATTACTTACTTGGGGATACATGCTCGACGCCAGCGGTGAAGAAATAAGAATGACAGCAACATCAGAGGACGAACTTGATGCTGACAGACAGATTCATAGATGGCGAAATATTGATGGAACCCCTTCAGTTTATTTTATGACAGCTGATGGTTTCGTCCACATCGTTGCAAAACCAACAGAACCGTACACTTTATATCTTGGTGCCGCATTAATCCCAAGCAGGGAATCATATGAAGCGCCAACATTTATTTATAATAAATTCATGGAAACGATTACTGCCGGTGCCAGAGCAAGGCTTTTAAATATGAAAGCACAGAGCTGGTATAACGCAGCTGCAGCAAAAGACGAAGAAGATAAATACGAAAAAGGCAAGCTTGACGCGAAAGTAGAAATATCAAGAAGCCATACACGAACAAAGAAAAGCGTTGTTATGAGGCCATTAGCATGAGCGAAACAGTTTATTTAACACAGGGCGATGATGGTCCACAAATAAATATCATATTAAGGGATTCTAATTCTGGCGATAAATCTGACCCAGAAAGCTGGGACCCTATTGATTTATCTGATGCTGCAACAACAATTTTTCTTAAATTTAGAAAGACTGGTACAACAGTAATCTTGCAGACGATTGAGTGCTTCAAAGTCAACACTGGCTTGGATGGTGAAATATTTATGCAGTGGCCAACAGATGCGTTGGATGTTGAAGCCGGAGCCTATGAAGGTGAAATTGAAGTTAATATTGGCGGCGTATCATTGCAAACGGTTTACGATAAAGTTCGATTTAGAATAAGGGGAGATTTTTGATTATTCGGGCCACAGTTTCGTATAAGCAAATGGCCGCGTTCGTTGAGGAGACTGTACAATCCGAAGGTGAGACAACAGCTATTCGAATTGATAATAGTCCGAACTACGAGCATAAAGAAATTTATGAGCTGAATGCTGACCCAGATTATCTAAATAGAATTATCGATGGTGACTCACTTTCTTTTTCTGAAAGTTTTTCACTTCAGCTTTATCAACCTCAGATTGGAGGCTTAAATTCATCCGTTCTTAATGGTAAGCAACTGAACGGTAGCCCACAACTGGTTGTTGTCTTGTGATTATTAATGAGGCACTAAAAGTCACAGGGTCATTTGAGTTCAAATTGTACGACAAGAATATGAACTTAAAGGATTCGGGCGAGAAAAAAAACCTCGTTGTTGATGTTGGAAAAGAGTGGGTTGCTAAATATTTAGCTGGAGAATCGCCTGACAATTTAAGCTTTATGGCGTTAGGTTCCGATGGTACTGCTCCAGATGTTGCTGATACAGGATTGGGAAATGAGCTTGGCCGAGTTGCTTTAGATAGTGTGGTAAGAACAGGGGCATCAATATTATATATTGCCACGTTTTTACCAACCATAGCGACTGGCTCTGTTATTGAGGCTGGTCTTTTTAATGCCGCAGCTGGTGGCGAAATGTTGTCACGAGTTATATTTACGTTAGCGACAAAAGACCCATCTGACGCCATGGTTGGTGTCTGGAATATTACGGTGCAATAATGAGTTTTTTATTTACAAACAATGCAGCTTCCACATTAAACGCTGGAATATCTGCGAGCGACACAGAAATTACCTTGCCTACTGGCGAGGGGTCCCTGTTTGCTTCGCCAGCAGGTGTTGACCGCCAAGCAATAACATTACTGGATTACGCTGGGTATATTGAAGTATGCCATGTGTCAGGACGTGCTGGTGACGTTCTCACAATAGAGCGAGCACAAGATGGTACCGCTGCAAGAATATGGCCTGCAGGGACATTCGCTGAAGCAAGGTTAACTAAAGGTTCAATGGAAGGGTTCCCACAAACCG